CTGCTTTTTTACGATATTTGCAATCCCTAAAAGTAGGTATTTCATTTATTTTCTCATAAAATCATACCCCACACATGGTTTGATATAGTCCGGGAATGAAAGAGGTTGCCACTATCTGTGCTGCTGTCGCCAATTCAATCAGCGCATGGCCAACCATGATAGGTAGTGGATTACGCTTGCGGTAATAATACCAGCAGAGGATGAGCGTCAACGGCAGAAACGACAAGAAACGATACACGATGTATCTGCCGTCTAACAACGTCGGGATAAAGCAATGCTGCAAGGTTGTACTCCTTAATGGTGTGACCTTCAATGGTCGGTGTGGTGGTAACTATCATAGTCATCAAAATTCAAATCGTTCCAACTTCATTTGTCCGCATGCCACAATCTCGGCGACATGTTTCTTGAACTCCGGCGTTGCGGAGTGAAGGTCGAGCGAAGCTTGATCCTTCCAAGTTTCGCAAATCATAAACACGTCAGAGCGGGTCGCGCTCTGGAATACATCATAAGCGATGCACCCGGCATGATTGCGGGACTTCTCGGTCAAAGCTACTGCAGCACGCAGAGCATCCTTGTACTGGTCGCTATCAGCGGCCTGAAAAAAGCAATTTAAGCGTATCATATTATTTGGTATATTTAGCGTGTAAATTGGAGATGATCCTTGCGAACTTGTCGCGTAGAGGTTGCGGCGAAAGCACTTCGGCTTCGTCGCCACGTCCTAAAATCTCCTGCATAAACTCAAAGTTCGGTGCAAGATGGAACTGGAAATCGGAGTACTCAGGTGTAGTATTGATTTCCTGCTGCGACTTGTGGAGCGGAAGCGTGCGCAAGTACGAAACGCCTTTGCGTGCGACGCGTACGACTATATCTTGCACCTCTTCAGCTGTTCCCTTGGTCATGCCGATACAATCAGCAAAGTATTTCTTCACGTCAAAGCCATCAGGAACCTTGTAGGTGGAATTGGTAGTTGAGACTTGCATGAAGCGGTCAAAAGCGTACGTGCGTATCTCGCCCGGGTGATCCGAGCTTTCACCAATTGCATACCAGCGCTGCTTGTAGATACGGACTGCGTACGGGGCGAAGATAAACTCACGCGGTTCATGGGAGAAACTGCCATAGCGGATGATAAGACGGTAGCAGAGCTGCATGGCGTCCACGACAGTTTGCAGGTACTGCACTCCTCCGGGGATGGTTTCGTACATGATCCGTCCGTGCATGTTGGCATAGTCCTCCAACGAACTCTCCACAGCAAGGCTATTGAGAAGCCACTTGCGGAACTCTTCATTCTCTTTGAAAGACTGCTCGATATAGAACTCGCCTTTTTCGTCGGTGGCTATGCTCACGTCGAACAAATCCTCCAACTCATTCTTCATGTGGTAGAAAGTACTGCGAGCAAGAGCCTTCTTGTCGTCGTTCATGGGCGAACTGAGCCACCGTCTGCTAATCTCCGCTCTGGTGATTGGTCCGGACTGAAAGGCTCGCAAGAACCAAAAGTATTTCTTGAGTAACTTACCGCTGGTCATGGCAATGTAATGTTATTTCTTGTTTGCAAGAATGATTTTATTGCCTTCTGCATTCAGACCTAACACATGAGCGACAATGCGCTTGCACAACTCAATAACTGTAGGAACAGCATTGCGTTTTACCTTACCACCACGCCAATTCTCCGGATTACGGCAGTACTCGGATAGGTCGAAGAACTCATTCTTCTTTATACGTCTCGCTGCACGAAGATCGCGAAGCATCCAGTCGTAACAGAACAGATGGGTATCGTCCTTGTTAACCAACCATATTGCACCTCTCTCTTTATGCATCCATAACTTGCCGATGGTAACACCGCATATATGCAAGAAGCAATCAAAATCCATCGTCAACTTTTCAGCCTTCTTCAATTCTTCGAAAGGCGCAACAATGTCATCCGGATTGATAATAGGAGTGGTGAACATATCAGCATACGCTTCCCAATCGTCGCCAATGATACGAGCGATTTGTGCGGCTACCTCCTGAACGTACCGCATTGACCGGTCAATGCCTCTACGAGTGGCATCATTGCTGATGTCGTACAACTCTTTGATTTGCTCATGCGTCCTGCGCACTCCACATATTCCCATGTAGTCGCGAGCAACCATGAAAGAATATCTTTCGGTATGCTCAAAGACTTTCGTTAAGATATAGAACATGGGATAATGTCCCTTCTCATCGTGATAATTGAGGATGAAGTTTACCTCCTCATCCGTCAATTCATCTATATTCCGATGCAGATTGTACGACATCTTCTCGCGAGGAGAAAGTTCCTTATAGGCTTCTGCTGGATGTTCTTTCTCGAACTTATCGAAAAATGAACGAATCTCTGCTTTAGTTTTCACGCCAATGCCATAGAAACGGCGACCGGTAAAGTCGTTATCAATTACCTCCTTCAACTGCGCGGGAGTTTCACACATTCCGTGTATTGCAATCTTTGCCCGCATACTCAAGCCGCTATCCCAGATAGCATCTTGAAACGCGTCAATCCGTTCCGGAGTATCAACGTACCCCTGTTTGTTCTCTTCCATATTGTGATTTAATTTAATTCCTTAATTAACTCCTCTAAACTGATACAAACTTTATTAAATAGTTTGTACATCAGTTCGGGTTCAAAACTATCTTTATCTGGAATAAAGGCATACACCTTTTTGCCTTGCCCGGCAAACCATCCGGCTTCTGTGTGTGCGGATCTGCCACAAGGAAGAACCAAGACACATGCATCGCAAGCAGTCATCGCCTCGATGTCGTTCGTGAACTGCCGCTCAGCTAACGGATGAGTGAGGTTGGCTTGGTACTCCGCAGGAGACCAATCCATGCAGTTCGGATCGACATCCGTCCAATGGAATCCGGGATCACCGGTCGGTGGATTGCGGAAGTCGTATACCTCATGCCCTGCGTCTCGTAAAGCCTGTACCACTTCGGGATAATATGTATTCCTCCAAGAGGATGCTACGTAGATGTGCATAGGTTATTATTCAAAAAATGCTGTAAACCGTTTCGGAGTCGGGCTAATATCAGCTCGGTCTGCAAGTTGGGCTACATTAAGGGTTATACCAGTTGCAGCCTGCTTGTCTATTCCATATATAATAGGTTGCTTGAAGTTGTGGTATTCGCCCAAATTAAATTTCAAACGTAGAGCACCTTCAATGTAAGCAATATTAATGGAGCGCACTTGATAAGCACCATTCGCACGATGATTATTAAGAGCAGCAACATATTTTATAGATTGTAAATCTACTCTCTCGCTTGGATGATAACCCGATATAAATCTATCTGCTTTGCCTTCCAATATCTCATCTGCATTGGGGTTGGCTACTTTATCTATAGTTGAAAGCAAAATATAATCATCAGCAAAAACCGGCTCGTCTGCTCCTTGAGTATATCCTGCTGCTTGGAGTTGCAAAGTGGGGTCTTGACCTATCATGTATGCTCCTTGATTTGTGATGAAGAAATGCTCACCCAGAGTTTGCAAAACCTCGGCATTGTCGCGTTGCGGATCTTGATTATCGAGTGCAAGCACGTACATTTCCGGATTATCAAACGGCTGATAGACTTTGCCGATGAGTGTCTTCAGATTATCCTGCATATATCCCTCGGCATATGTCTGCGGCTTGGGAGCAAGTGCGTAGAAATGGTACTTGTCTGCAAGTATCTTTTGTATTCGTTTTCGGAATACCTCACGCACTTTAGCCTTCCATTCCGCTTTTTCAGCTGCGTTGTTACGTGCATACATGCGGACTATGAACAAGAAATTGACATCATAGTATAGGAGCAACAATGAATCACGGTCGAAAAGCCTATTGTCGAAATGGCTCTGAACAAAGGTTTTCTCCTCTCCGTTCTCAATGCGCGGATGGATGTTGAGGTCGTGACCATCTGCATCTGTACCTCTATTGTATTGACGCAGCGGGTCAACATCCGCAGAGAGGAAGAAGTTCGGGATGATGTCGTAGCCTTCTGTGATGCTATCCGGACGCAAACGTACACGGCGAAACTCGTCCGAAGTCTCATTACGCATACGTCTGCCTTCTGCGTTATCCTTCCACATGTCAATGTTCCACTGGATGACATTGCGTGCATAGGTGTATTGCTTGGCAATGGATGACTTTCCGAGGGAGGTGGACATCTTGTAATATTTGCTATCTCCGATGTAATATACCTCTCGTTTCTCCGTCTCGGACGAGGTAAGTGCAAGGTCGGTATAAAGGTGATCGACTCGTTTTTCATCGTCCTGCTCTGCCAGTCCTTTAGGTATCTCATTGTGCGGTGTGCCGATGAGTTCGTCAATCATCGCCTCGAAGATGATGTTGTATTTCTTGGCAAGCAGATACTCCTTATTGTCGGTGTTCACCGCCAACTGATAGCTGCTATCGAAGAAAGCATAACACAAATCCCAAAGGAGCAGTGTTTTGTCGGAGAAATACTTGTAGCGTATCTCGCGCAAGCGTGTGCGCCCATACCCACGGCGGTATATCTCGAATTGCGCTTTTGTAAGCAGCTCATATTGCAGACTGATGGGCGTGCGGAAACCATACTCTTCGTTGATGTAGTTGAGTATGGAGAAGAAGATAACAAATAACTCCTCATCGAAGTTGATTTGCCGTTTCTTATTGACCGGATTGAGATATAACGGCACATTGTCTTGCAAGTGTGCCGGTGTGTTGGATATGGTGCGTGTCCAATTGATTTTGTTGAAACCGGAGTGGATATTCTTCACAGTATAAAGGAAGAAATCTTGGTTCTCGTTGTTGAACTGGATGAGTGAAAGGATGATGTCAAGATATGTGTTTGCCTTATGGCGCGAGCCTGCTCCTGACTGGGGCAAGCGGCGATAATAGATAGCCTGCGAACTTTGGTTCTGCAGATGATAGACGGCTATCGTGCGGTAAATCCATACTGCAAACTCATAGAGGAACTTGCGGTACTCCTGCGTGAGGTACTTGTTTTGACCTTGCGGTGTAATGACCTTGGCAGGGTCAAGTGTCATACCTTCACCGATGACTAATTGGTCCTGCTCGTTCAAAAGTACCTTCGGCAAGATAAATACACAGTCATGGATATGCGGCTCGTAGTAATAGCCGACATAGCTGACGCTGACCATCTTGTCAACATCCTGCAACTCACTGATACCGCGAAGAACGTCTTTGACGGAGTCAGCGTTGTACTGATGTTCCTCGAAGATAATGTACATCGCTTATTCCTGCTTGCTGTTGTCGTTCCATTTCATCACATTCTCGATGAACTGCTGTACAATGCCCGGTACTACCTTACCGTTCTCATCGAAAAACTCCGTAAAATTGAGCTTACCTATCTTCTCCTGTCCGTCCTCGTCTTGGTATTTGTACTTGAACAAATCGGTTTCAACATCGTCCATCGCGTAGGTCTTAAAGATGTCATTCCAGAGATAGAAGCAAACTTTGGCCACAAATCGGTCATATTTGATTTCTCCGGCATCATCAGCTTTGGCAAAGAAATAACCAAGTTGTTTGTCAGCGGAATTGGTCATCTTGTTGATGATGGCATTGATTTTCTTAAGGAACTGCCACCAATCGGTATTGCCTTCAATATGCCAATCAAACGGATTGCCCGTTTCCTTGTCTATCGGTTTGGCAATCTTAATATATCTCCACTCCCAACGACGTTTGAAGGCACTATCAATCGGGAACAATGACTGATCACTGGTATTCATTGTTGCCCATATATAGAGGTTTGCCGGTAAGCAAAGCTCCTCACCCTTGAAGATAGCAGAATCTTCCGATGCGACACAGCCGTATTCCTTGAACTGCTCGCTGAAATATGAGCCAAGGTCGTGGTCCGGCTTGATGGGATATTCCGAGATATTGTTCTTGCGGTCAAGTAATTGGAACAAATCGCCAAAGATTTGAGCGCAGTTTCCGCGATTGATTTCTTCAATCACAAGGAAAACTGGCTCCTCGGTTTGCCAAGCGCGAATATATGCCTTTGTGAAAGCCTGCGGAATGTAGTTGTAAGTGATAGCTTCCTCATATACTTCCTGCCCATTTTGTTTTACAATATCGCCTGCCACATTGCGCACTGGTCGTTTTTCTTTAGTCGGTTTGTAACTACCCACGAAAGTAGAATAGTCGCTATCCGGATGGAATGTAGTACGGAATACATTGCCTTCAGGAAGGTCTTTAGTGTAACCTTTCACTGTGTGGCTTTTTCCCGTGCCGGGTGCACCAAAGTAAATAACTTGATTAGGTTCATTGAGAGGAGAAGTGTTTGCAACTACTATAGAAGGTGCGACTTCTCTCTCGATGGTCGTCCTACGTGGAGTAATATCCAAAGCCGTGCTTACCAATTGTGCATAGTTCTTCAAGTCTGCACGTGAAACACTTTCGTTCAACTTAAACTCTTGCTTCTGCTCTATAAGATATGGGTGCATACCAGAAGCAACGTAAGATTTGTAGATACGGAATGGTCCTACAGGCTCATTGCCATCTTTGCTAATAGCCTCTCCTTCATTTAGAACCGTGTCATATACTCCCTCTTGGTTAAAGACAATTTCATCAAGATTATTGTCTCGGATCTTGTATTGGGTCTCTTCGGTAAAGGTATTCAGCAACATCTTCAGACCGTCTTCCAACTTAGAAGCAAAAGGCTTGTCCTCTAGCCATGCTGCAAGGAGTTTGCTAACATCCTCGCTCGAGTGGCTTGACAAGTACAAGTCAACCAAAATCATATTAGTAGCAAAAGCTAACTTCTTTTGGAAACGGCTGGATCCTGTCCTTTCAGACAAGCCAGAAGCCACGAAATTAATCTTCGCCAAATGGAAGAACAACTCGATTCCAACTTGTAACGCTTCAAGTTGAGCAGTGAATAACGGGGTCTTGTTTACCAAAGAAGAAATCTTCTCTGCAGCAGGGAATTTAGTATCTATCTGCTGTGCAAGATTATCTTCTAACTTGATAGAAGTCAGACTTCCGTTGATACTCTCCTTTGAATATGTCACTTGCGCTTGCTTGTCGTTAGCTACATAGATAACATACAACGAAGCAATAACGGAACGCAATTGCGACAATGAGGATTTGATTCCTAATCTAAGATTGAGTTCATCTCTTTCTCTTAGTTGACTTGGATAGTTTGCCATATCTTATAAGTTTTCGTTTTTAACTATTTCAAGGGCGATAGCCTTAGCCAATAATGGCGGTACAGCATTGCCAACTTCCTTCATCTGAATTGTCTTTGTGCCATAGAAGATAAAGTCATCAGGGAAGGATTGTATTCTCGCGGCCTCACGAGTTGTTAAACATCTATCTAAAATAGGATGTGTAAAGCGACCGGAAGAAGGAGTATCGAAACGCGTGGTGATAGTTGCAGCGATACCATCTTCGAGTAAACGACACCACGTGCCACTATAGATAGACTTGGTGCGATGTTCCGGAGGAAGAACTTCTTTGCCTGCACCCTTCGGAATTAAAGCCAATCGCTCTAGTGCTAACTTAGAATGTGCGGTAGCAACATGGTTATATAGTACCTTACTGTTTCTACGCATTTCCTTTTGATATTCCGTAGTTGGCTGCTTGTCATATTTAGAGGTTTCTTCACCTTCACCAGATGCTATAAATGGCAGATCATAAATAGCCTCCTTTACGGTTGTGTGCCTTCCGTTTGGCTTAGGAAGATCTATCGTGTTCTCTCCCAATTCTCCAATAAAGACAGCTCTTCTTCTGTCTTGTGGCACACCAAAGTCAGTGGCAGTCAAGACTCCGTATTTTACTTGGTAGCCTAACTTTTCAAATGCTTCTACAATTTGGTTTTTGAAATAACCATCGGAAGTCGTTATTATATTGGGAACATTCTCCAATACAAAATACTTAGGCGTGAATTCTTTCACGAATCTCACGTATTGCTGGAACAAGAAATTACGAGGGTCATCGAGACTCAATCGTTTTCCTTTTTGCGAAAAGCCCTGACAGGGAGGTCCACCTATGATCACGTCAATATGTGGATGTTTTCTATGAAGAGCCTCCACGTCAATTTGACAAATGTCTTCCGCATAAACATCTGTGCCTTTGTGGTTCAGTTGATAAGCCTTAGCAATGTCTTTGTCAAATTCCACAGCAAAAGCAATCTCAAAGCCAGCCTGTCTAAAGCCTTCGGACATGCCGCCTACACCAGCAAATAAATCACCTACAATCATTTTTCATCAAGTGCATTTAATCTTGCTTTCGCAATGTTATAGTATTCTTCATTTAGTTCAATACCGATATACCTGCGACCCAATTGTTTTGCAGCGACGCAAGTAGATCCACTTCCCATGAACGAATCGAGCACAACATCGTCAGGATTAGTTAGTGTTTCGATAAGTTGTTTCATTATGGAAAGCGGCTTTTGGGTGGGATGTTTGCCAAAAGTCTTTTCTGACAATGGGCAAACAGAAGATTCCATAAAGTCGTGGCATACCTTTCCGTTGTTATGGAATGTGCCAGAAGTCCCTTCATTCACAAAGTAGATCCAACACTCTGTAGAATTCACGTATTGAATCTTCATATTTCGTGGCATAGGATTGGTTTTATGCCAAATGCCAGTAGTCTTATAATAGAAACCTGCCTCTTCGGCTAATTTAATAACATCTCCAACTTTAATGATGGCCATGAAGATAATCAAAGTCCCTTTTTTCTTCAAAACCCGATTACATTCTTGAAGCCATAACCGCATATTCTGTTGCCACTCATCAAACTCAAGATTATCCCAACCTGCATAAGCAAACTGGTTCTCTCTCATCTTCTTTAGGTTGGTATTGCGGTTGTGCATAAATAACCCTAAATTGTATGGAGGGTCAGTAATAATACAATCAATGCTATCGTCTGCAAAACCTTGCATTGTGGCAGTGCACTCTGCATTGATAATCTGCGATTCTATTTTATCCTTTTTAGGCATCTTATTCTCCAAAATAATCGTTATCAATACGTTTTGTTATATAAACGTTGTCGGGTTGAACTCCGATATTATACTGGAACATCAGTAGAGATAATCTTTCACCATCAATCAAGATGATTTTTTGATTAGAAACAGTCTCCACAAATTTAATTGCCCCACTTGTGAAAGAACTCGTAGTAATAAAAACTCCCTTGAGCGCTTTCTTACCAGCTAAAGCACCAGAAAACTGCTGTACTTCCTTACTTCCAACAGGATTTTTCCATTGTTTGGCTTGAACATATATCTTATCCAAGCCTAATTTATCCTCATAGATGATACCATCAATACCACCATCCTTTGAATACTGTGTTACTTGCGCCGAGTCTTTATCTCCATAACCCATAGCGACTAAAAGATCAACTACCAGCTGTTCAAAGATTCGTGGTGAGATAAGTGTCAGTACCTTATCCAATAACTCTGCCGCGATATTCTTCTGATACATTTTATAAACCTGATCCAATTGCAAATCGGGCGTTAGGGCTTCCTCACTCACCATAGATGAAGTTCCACTAAATGGTTTATGCGTTACATTATATGCTGCATATTCAGGAATCTCCATTAGGTCATTAATAGTAATGCTATGGGGGTGTTTTCTCAGAAAATCCTTGCCTTTTTCAGTCAAGCAATATGTTCCATTCTTAGGGATGTCAATGAGAAGAGCACGACGGAAATATTGGCGGGCCCATCCAATACGGTCGTTTACTTGCGTAACACGACCACTTTTAGTGCGCACTTGAAGATCTTCTTCCGTAAAATGAAAGTAGTCAGTTATCTTCTCTCGCATCTGGTTAATAGTCAACTCTCCGTCTTTCAAAGAAAGCAGGAACGGATACAAGAATTTTTCAAATGTTGGTACCATATCAATAATTTAACTTATTATCATTTCAAAGGCAACACCCGGCAGGTGCCACAGGCCGACCAAAGCCACCACCTGCAGGGATTTCGTTGCCATAATTCTCTGCGCTCATTTTTGGTCGTTCGTGGTTGAGCGGTTTTGTTAATCAAGGAAGATCCAACTGTTGGCGATGTCACTCGCCTTGTCATTGTCAGGCTCTCCATCGCGGATGAGGTCGGCTACCGGATAGATACCGTCATCCTCGGTTCCTTGGAGATTGTCTTCCATTTCTGCGCGGTACTCCATATCATCCTTGTCTAAATAGACATGAAGTGTCGCGTTCTCGTACCCATCAGGATTGTCTAGGTACTCTTGTACTGCGTCGTAGATTCGTTCTTCCAACGCGTGAATGTCTTGAATGCTTGCCATAATTTTGGTCGTTTGTGGTTAATAATATTTGGTCATTATTTTGTGGAGTATAGCGGACTCGAACCGCTCACCTCAACACTGCCAGTGTTGCGCTCTAGCCAGATGAGCTAATACCCCGTCTGCCCCGAAGGGCTATTGCCTATATGAACTTTCTATGTGAACATTCTCGCTCCTATGTACTTTATCATCTGTCACCGGAAAGTAACTCTTTCAATTGCTCCTCATCCGGTAATGCCTTGCGGAGTTCTTCCGGCATGTCAGCTGCCGTTTTGTAAGTTGCAACTCCCATGGGGCTGTCATACTTCTGGATAACGAACTCGACATAAGCCTTGTTCGCTTCGCGACAAAGAATGATTCCGATCGATGGATTCTCATTCGGCTTGCGGATGTCGGTATCCAAAATCTGTAAGTAAGATTGTAATTGACCTAAATACGATGGTTTGAACTTCCCTTTCTTTAATTCAACCGCCACCAAACAAGCCAACTCACGATTATAGAAAAGCAGGTCGATAAACTCATTCTCGCCGAACTTCTCCAAGTGATATTGATTGCCGACAAATGTAAAGTCGTGACCAAACATCATGATGAAGTTCTTTACGTTATGTACGATTTCTTGCTCTACAATCTTCTCATCTACATCCGATTTGTCACGCACGTTGAGTTCCTCCACATTGATATAATCCAGCAGGTACTCATCTTTGAACATCTCTATCGCTTTAAGCGCCTGTGAGTGTTTTGGAAGCGACTTTAGAAAATTGTTGGGCATCAAAGACTGATGACCGTACAGGTCTTTCTTCAATTGGTCGCGTAGTTCGTACTTGTTCCAATTGAACTCAGCGGATTTTTGGATGTAGAATAGGCGTTGCTCCAATGTCTCGGTCTTGAAGAGAATTTCCATGTGATGTGTAAAACTAATCGAGAGAAAATCATGAGCCATTTCCACGTCGAATACGTCTCGTGAGAAATCAAGGCGAGAAGGTGTAAGTTGCAATTGGGTCGCCACCGGCGACTGAATTTCGCCAGCCATGGGCTGTTGAATTGCATTTTCAGTTTTAGTCGCCAGCGGCGACTGAAATACAATAGCCGACCATTCTTCGTAGAATCGGCGCATTTTATTGATGCTTTCAGCACTAAATCCTTGAAGTCCGGGTAACTCTTTCTGCAAGGTTTCGCTTATCGATTTGATCGCTCCGCTTCCCCATTGTTGCTGACGTGTATTGAGCGATATATACCCGCCAACAGAGAAATAGAGTGCTAATTGGTTGGCACTAACACTCCTTGCTGCACGTGCTTGGCTTTGCAGGATGGCGGTCTTGATTGTTTCAACCGCCTGAGATAATGTGATAACTTCTATATCTGCCATAATGTCATAATTTCAGAAAAAGGTGCGGACTGAGTGCTGCCACGACAAGGCATAGTTTGGGACACAGCCAACGGAATACAGCAAACAGCCCACACCGGAGGTGTAAGCGCTTGCGCTCGCGTATTCCGTTCGTCAACGTGTCCCTTTAGTCGTGACGGATAGCAAACGTCTTTTTCTAACATGTCAATGTCCTTTCCAGAGAGATATTCTCCCTAATGGTCGAATATCGTGCTCACGAAAAAGCGTGCAAAATTACAAAAATTTTTCCACATATGCAAGAAAAACGGCAACTTTTCGCGATTTGAGACGCAAAATGTGCGGTATTGCATACTTTTTTGAAGAAAAAGTAACCTCACACCTCCAGAAATGTGTCCTCGTTAGCTTGGCTTGAGTCCGGATTGAATAACATCAATCCGCTCCTGAACCTGACGAAGTTTTTCACACAAGAGGCGATCGGTAGCCTCCAACTTCCGACGACGCTTGAGCAACCGGCGAAGGTGTCGCGCTGCCGTCTTTGGACTGAGGTAGGCCTTACTGTGCTTCGAGCCTGCCCGATTTTTTTTGTAACTTCATGCTTTGTTCGCACTTTGATTTGGTTCAGCGGTGCATCGACTGCGCGCACTATGCGAGAGAAGAAAGCGCCATCTGCCAAATCCGGTGCAAAGTTACAAAATAAGTGTCCAATTACTTTGGACAGTTTTGAAAAAAATGCAAAAAATCTTCATTTTTTTCACGAAATCGGGCAAAATTGCTCCAAAATCGACAGAAAATTAGCCGATTCCGGAGTAATTTACGCTCGAAATGACCTCTTGAGGGAACTTTTCGCACCCAATATAGAGTGTATCGAAGGCATCAGTGCCATCGGTACGGTGTTCGAGGAGGTCTTCCTCGGACTCGGCCAGCTTCTCGCCGGACTTGTTTTTGTGGAAGCCGTTGCGTCCGTTGAGTACTCCTGCAGACTGAATGGCGAGGATAAGATCATCGTTATTCTGACGATTGAAAAACGGCATGAGACGCTGCTTGCCTTGGAAGGCTTGGTTGATGAGCAGGTACTTCTCATCGTGGCGCATGGGGTTGCCTAAATAGACATCCTGGACTTGCCAGCCGTGACGCTCAAACTCGTGAATGACAACCCACCTAAAATCCTGTGTATTAACGGCGTAGTTGCTTCCGAGCGCGGTTGTATCGTAGTAAAAAACGACCGTTTTGTTACGATGCTCTGAATAGTAATTACAGAAGTCATCAACCAGCGCGGGAAGCTTTCTCTCGAACTTGACGTAGAAGGATTTGAGCACATTTAATCGGTTTCCGGAAGGTTGCCCGGCAACGATCCAGTTGATGTTTGCGTTGTAATCCATACCGATACAAATGGGTGCGTCGGGGTTCACGTCACGGTCTGCCTGCGAGGTAAAAATGTCGGTCTGAACCTCTCCAATTTGTCCAACTACATTGGACATCCAAACGGTGTCCAAGTACTCAAAATTGGATGCGTCGTACTTATGAGACTCCCTCATCGACGAATAGAAGCCATCCTTTGCAATGCCGATTTGCTTGCACAGGATTGAGGTTTGGAAGGTAAGCGGAGTAAGATCACGCTTCATCTGCTTGATGTAGTTTTCGCCCAGGAGTTGCAAGTTCTCGATAGAGGAATACTCCTTGTAGTAAACGGCTACGGAGCGCATCTGATTGAGCTGCTTATCAAGGTGGCGTATCTTCTTGCGGAGATATTCCGGCGGCATCTGGCCTGCAGCAATAGCCTCCTTGACCTTTTGCTTCAATCGCCAAATCTCATAGACGGTGGCTTCAATCGTCCGGATAAGCTCCACGTCCATCTTCTGCTTGTAGTGCAAGAACCAAGATCCTTTCTTGGACTGCGGCATATCCGACAGTATCATTATGGAGTGATTGAAGGAGTGCTTGCCAAAGTAGGACTTGATACCGCCATTAGCCGGAAGTGTTTCCTCTTTCAACTTTTCATAATCTATGAACTTGGCTTCGTCGATCAGGAGCCAAGAGAGCGTAAGCGAGTTGGAAGAGCCTGGGCGGTCCTGCGAAATAATGATAGCACGCGAGCCGTTATAGAAGGAAATAACGTGCTCGAAATCGGTAGGCTCGATGATGGCCGTGCCAAAGGACTTGGGCGGCTTCTTGCCTACGACATAGTGGATGTTAGGCAGCAAGCCCCATCGACGCCAAGCGGCGAGAAGGCCCGGAATGGTGTTGGTCAGACCATGCTTGAACGTGGGTACGACGATACCGCCAGTGCTTCCCGGCATGCGTTGCATGTTGCGTAGCACGAAGGGAGAGGCGATAGAGTCCGTTTTGCCGGTACGTCGCCCGGCAACGATGACAGTTGTGTTCGCGCCGATGAGTTGCGTCAGCCGCTGCGGGGTATTGAAATATACGCGCTTACTCGTCATGTGCTACCTCCTCTTTCTTGGGCGTCCATAACTCTTCCTCCAAGTCCGGCTCCTCGTAGTCGATATCCTCGATGTCAATCGTCTCTGCGCCATAGTGCTTGATCATCTGGTCTATCTTCTGCTGCAAGTTCGGGATGGGCTTGATACCGAGCACGGTCGGGTCGTCGGTAGCCGTGAACGGCTGCACAACTATCATCTCATAAGGCACTGCCTGCTCGTCCTCCAAATCTACACGATTGAACTTGGCATAAGAAGCGGCAGCTTTCTCCATGGTCTTTGTATCTTTACGCGCTTTAGCCATCTGATAAGTCTCCAGTATCATCTCATTGAAGCGATAGCGATGAAAGTCACGCGAAGCCTGCGAGAGCGTAGGTAACAAAGCCTTAATAACCGAAAGGTCGGCATACGCCTGCGTAACTCCCAAATTGAAGCGGGAGCGTACCTCGGAGATAAAGACACGGTCTTTAGCGTCGGGGTTCGCTAAAAACCACGTATACTCCTCCCGAAGTCGGAGCAGCCGTTGTACGGTCTCTTCCGGGTAGATTTCATATAAGGCAGTCTCTTCCGTGAAGAGGTCACGCTTACAAATTTCTATGGTTTGCGGTCTTGCCATTACTCATCGTCCTCCATGTCTAAAAGGTTCTCACGAGCCGTCTGCAAAGCAAGCGGCGAGCCCACCTTGGCAAGGGTCATTTCTTGCTGGTGGAGCTGTACTTTACTTAATGCTTTCCCATGGCGGTACGCCGTAAATGCCGGATTGGACTCGTCTTGGATGTCCTGCTTAAACTCCTCAATTCGGACACCGAGAATGACGGCTATGTCCGTAGGACGGAGGTAGATAGAGGCAAATTGGTCAATTTGCTGTAGTTGTTCTTCGGTGTAGGTCATGCTAAATAACGTTGAAGGTTGAATGTTTAAGGTTGAACGGTATCCGCCGGTGCTTCTGACGGTTCATCGGGAGAAAGCTCCGGCTGTGCTGCTTCCGACAGCCATTCGGACTGATTAAATCGAAGATCGGTATAGATATCGACAGCGATTTGGAACGAAGCGCAGGCGCAACCGGACGCAAAGTATTCGGGTATCTCGGAGAAGCGGATGCGCGGATCGAGATACAGGGAGCGTTCCTGAAGCTTGGTCTGCTCCAGGATAAGCACCGACATGTATTGCCGGAACAGTTCCCGCATGGTATCGAAGCAATCAAGACGGGCTGCCATGTTTCCCAGTTGGTGACGCATGGCGAAAAAGACCGTCTTGACTCTTCGAGTGCGGGGAGAGTTGTTGAGTTCGGTGTAACCCTCGGCGGTGTCAGAGACGCAGACGAAGGCAGTGGTGGTCTGCATAGCAGCGAGGGCATCCTCGAAGCCTTGCAGACCGCTCACTTTACAAAAGCGAAACTTCTTGTTCCGGGCAAGGATATTTGTGTCGGTGAGACGCTCGAAAAATGAGGTTGCGTCCCAGTTCGATACAGTTGTCATAGCGGTTAGGGTTTAGCGGATTCTTTCTTGAGTTCTTCGTATTCGAGCGCTTGCGCATCCAACTCGACGAGCGCGCGGTGTACATCCATGCGAAGGACCTGTGCTTCCTTCGTAATGTCGCCTTTAGTGAGCGCGCGAATCTGGTTGTTCATAGATTGCTGCAGGCGCTCTTGCATGGATTCGGACTGCGCATTGACATCGCTGCTGACGAAGAAGTGCTTGTAACGGCGCGCTAACATCTGCTTGGCGGACGCATACCAATAGAAGATAGAGACGGCTTCTTCAGCGGAGAGTTTGACCGGCTCTTTGGATTGGTATAAGTAGGCTGCCATTTCGGAAAGGAGATCCGCGTTCTTCGTGACGAGATAACCTTGATAGAGGTTTTCGAGGATGAGGAAGGCTTCAAAAGTCAGGCCGGAGAGGTCAGCCTCTACCGCTTGAAGCTTTCCGAGCGAAGGAATGCGGACGGGAACGAGTGGCAGCTGGTCGAGCCAAGACAGATGTTGGATAGCGGCAGCTATCTGTTCGGTGGTTAAGAAGCACGGTCGGCCCTCGAAGTGACAGAAAATGCCGTCATCGGCTTTTTCCACAAGGGTAAGCGGTGCCCACCGAATAAGCGCGTAGGTCTTTATCTCGGCAGCAGAATAGTTCTGCGTGAGCAGGAAGAAGATGTAGCGCAGTTGCGAGAGCGTTAACTCCTGCCAGCAGGTAGGTAATGTAATGTTTACATTCATAGTTTAGGGTTTAGCGTTTAGGGTTTAGTGAACGATTACCACCAGTAGCCTCCGGAATCCTTGTGGTTCTCGAAGGATGGACGGCAAAAGAGCATAGCGGTGTAGGAATCCTGCCATTCCGGGAACGTTGCAGGACGTGTACGGATGCGCTGGACGGTGGAAAACATCCGCTTGTAATCAAGCGTTTTTCCGGCAAGCATTTCGAGAGTTGTTTGGCGCACGGCATCAATGATGGTGCGCTCTTCCGGAGTGACTTGCTGCGTGAGCATGTTACGGCGTAGCCTCGACATCAGTTCCTCCGAAACGAAGTGCTCTGCCAGTTCCTGCTCGATAGAGAGGACCTGCAAACGGAGGGACTGGTAATGCGCCCATTGTTCAGCATTGTACCCGGCAAGGTGTGCCAGTTCGAGGTCAGGCCAAAGGCTTGCCCCGAAGAACTGTCCTTGCGGGGTGTCCGGCCAGTCCGGGCGTTTGGCAAGTTGGTCGAGCAAGTCGTTTACGAGACTATCGCGGTTTGTGAGGAGCGAGTCGATGAGCCGCTTCACACGATCCGCGCTTGCCGGAACGACATTTTGGTTGGACACAATACCGAAGCCGTTGGGGGTCAGGATGAGGTCGAGCGATGGAATGGCTCGCCGAAATCCATCGACGGCGACAATATGGGCGCAAAGCGAGCGCAGCGGGTCGGTTTCTTCAGCGGCTTCCAACTCCGTGAGGATATCCATGCCGGTGAAGTGCTTGGATAGCCACGTATGGGCTTTGACCAAGTAAGGTGCGATTTTGTCGTACAAGGGCGTTTCGCCCTCTACGGTGGTAAGAGCGTTAGGAAGGTACTTTCGAAGCTCTGTATCGTTCTGTATTAACATAGTTAATAGAATTAGGCGTTTAGGTTATTTGTTGCCATCCTCGGCGGAGGCCGCTCCTTCCGTTTTCGGAAGGACGCTCCGGGCATCCTTGTGCTCATCCAAGGTAGTGAGTTGGATGAAGGGGCATGTGGGAAATGCCTTATCCCAGTGGTTGAAGCGGATGAGGAGTTGATGAGGATAGAAAAGCAGATCATGGTAGGGCTTCTGCAGGGCCTGCGCAATGGTGTACAGTTCGCGCTTATCCGAGCCGGAGTTGTTCGACTGGCTCTTGCCGGGAACTGAACCAACGAGGTTGGAGTGTACGCGCATGGTAAAGCAGATGACGTTGATTGCTTCCTGAATGTCCGTTTCCCAATCGCCGCCTTCCTTGGCGTCGTCGATGCGTTTGATGAGGACATCGTGGTTTTCTTCTCCGTTGGGGTTGACCCCGAAGGAAGAGAACCAGGCTTTACCGGCATTCTCGGCGCCGGTAAGGAAGTCGATTATGCGCTGTTTTTCCTCTTTGACGCGCTCCATCCGCTTCACATTGTCGGTGATGCCTTCAGCGCGGAAAATACGCTCCCAATAGCGTTCGTTGACCTCTATCTGGTATTTGATAGGGGCAGCGTTCTGAAGCTTGGCTTTCTTGGCGGTGGTGATGAGTTGCTTGATATCATACCAGCGCGATTGGAAGATAGCGGCGTAGTACGGTATAGGATAATAGGTATTGCGCGCGGTGGGTATGCGCGTAACGATGGCAAACTTGCGCTTCTTGGTGCCGTTCTTGAGGCGGGTTTGCAGATCCGTCCACGGATTATAGAGATTGAGGAGCGGAATATGCTCTACATCGGACGGATTGACGAAATGCTCCCAGTTGGCAAAGAGTATTTCTTTGCTTGTGCCGTCGGCAGTAGCGGGAGTGAAACGGCAGTTGCAGGCTTCCTTGCGGAGCATGGTGGTGATGCGTGTGCCATCCTTGGAAAGAATGATCAAGGTGACACAGAAGCCGAAGTGTTTGAAATCGAGGCAAGCGCCGAGGAAATAATCCGCCATGTTGTTCTCGAAGAAGAAATCGGTGATTTGCTTCTTGACATCGGCGGTACACTCGCAGGTATCGTACTGGAGACCTTGACCGTAGCACACTTCGGCGTTCCACTGTTGGCAGGTGGTCAGCGTTTCATCGGCTTCAATCTTCTTGAGGACGTTGTAGGGCATGAGGTTGTCTGCGCCCCAAGGGATGTACTGGGTGTGGTCATCCAACTGAATAGGCGAAATCTCGCCATCCTCTTTGAAGAGTGTGGTGGTGTCGGTAACGAAGACCGCGCGGGCTTTGAGTTGTGGTATATCTACCACGGATGTAAAACCAAAATCCATAGGTATTAAATTTTGGTGCAAAGGTACTTAATAGCGCGCGCATATGAAAAGACGCAGAAGGAGAGGGGCTACAATTCCGTGCCAATTAGAGGAAAACCTCTAAACCGTTGATGCGGGAGATGCAGACATCGCGGACGGTGCGGATTTCGTTGGAGCGGAGGAACTTGATGGTTCGCGTACCCTTATAGAAATCGTACTTTAGGGAGATGACATTGGGGTACGAGACAAGTGAGCCGTCGGATTTGAAAACGACGAGATCCACGGGATCGGGGCGCAACATCATTTGTTGGGCGGTGGAGATGTGGATTGCTTGCATTATTCAGCGATTTTTTGAGCGAATAACTCGCTTAATGGAACGGAATGGTTGTGCATGATATCGGTAAGGGAAGCATGGAAGGTAGCGAAGACGTGCTCATCGGTGGTGACGATGGCGGACTCGTTACGATTACCACGGGTCAGGTTCTGCGAAGTGATGATAGAGACTGTCTGCCCGGCAGCGGACTTTATCAGGATCACCTTCGAGTGGTTATCGGCGAGATAGGTGTGCTCGATGACGCGCGTGAGGAACGGCCAGAGGCGAAGCGTCTTCTGCGTAGCCTTGAAATCAAGGACGAGGTGGATAGCGTCCACCTTCCCTGATTTCTCGATGAAGAACAAGCGCCGCAGGAACTCCTCGGAGATGGAGAAGGAAGTCTGCCAAATGGTAGCCCTTCCGACCTGTTCGAGCACCCACTCAACGACATCGGCCACCTGCAAGGTGTTCGTCAAGTAACACTGTAGCGGACACGATGCAAGCGGCTTGAGATAGTCATCTATTGATGCGTTCCTCTTCATAATTTACTGCGTAAATCATGGAGTAATGGCAGCGCCGAGTTGCGAATGCGAGCATTCACTCGGCTTGCACATTGCTTCATTTCTTAGCCTTGGCTTTTGTGGATGCCGTCTTTGCGGCTTTCTTCGGCTTCGCTTCCTTCACCGGCGTATTGTCTGCCGGTGCAGCGGGTGTTGGCTCTTCCGGCGTATTGTCTGCCGGTGCTTCCTCATTGCCTTTCTCGGCGGAGGCCGCTCCTTCCGTTCCGTCGGAAGGACGCTCCGGGTCGTATGCTCCCACGGCAGGCTCGCCTATTTTATAATGGTCGTAAGCCTGCCAATTAGCATGGTACTGCTTATCGAGGGCGATAAGCTCTTTGAGGAAGGGATAACGCTCGCTATCGGGGCAAGTGCTGTGCTCGACAGAGAGCAACTGCAACTGCGTATGCAGGCGGCGCATCTGCTGCATGATGGACATGTTCTGCGCGTAGAGGGCTTGAATCTCCAGCGGCAGGGCATCGTGGTCGGCACGTTTGCCCTTCTTGAACTCTTCATGTTCATCTGCAAGGTTATGCTCTTTGGCGATGGATTGGACCTGCTTGCCCATCTCCAAAACCTGCTCATGCGTGAGTTGCTGGAGATAGAAGTTATACTTCTTCTGCAGCTCATACTCAATGCGCGAAGCATAGTGGTTCGGGCGGCGCATGAAGTTCTGATACATGATACGGTTGTTGGTGAGTTGGAGCACAAGCAGTGCGCCCTCTGCCAAATCTCTCTTTTCCGGTTCAGCCTCAAGATAGGCTTTGACCTTTTGGATTACTTCTTCATTTTTCATCTTTTCAAAAGATTAAAAATTCGGACTACTGGCTGCATCGAACTGCAAATGCGAGCATTTGTTCGATTTGCACAGCAGTTCTTCTTTTAACATGGTTATAGGTTGTTGTTTATGCCCACGACAAAGAACAGGTTCTTGCCGAGGGGTTCGAGTAAACGATACATTGCGTTGAGAGTTGAGCCGGTGGTAACAAAATCATCAAAGATGATAAGGTTCGGCTCTGGCGGCAGAAATCCAAGGTCGAAATCGACCGCTACTCGCTGCCGCGAGTGTGCAAGGGCAACATCCTCATAATACGGAATTTGCAGTCTCGCTCCGATTTCGGAGGCTATCCGGCAAGCAAAATTCTGTGTCAAGTGTCTGCGTTTGGGCGACGGCACAATCGCCCAATGACCTTGTGAGAGGTAGTTGCCCAGCACTTTCTTAATGACCGGCGTGAGATGATCGGCAAAGTAGTTGACCATTGAATCATCCGCCTTGATGTCGGTCAGTTTTCGGCCCTTGATGGATTTCTTCCATATCGAGAGCACCGGTATGGACGCGTGCGGACTCATTGTCATGCGTTCGACAGAGAGATCGCACCGCGCTTCGCCCACGTCCGGCTTATGCCAACCGGCGCGTTGTTTCTCGGCGAAGATGTCCTTTACCGGCACAGCCGCATTGCCCGGGCTTGATTGCTCGGACAATGCTTTGACTTCATCTAATGAGAATAGGCTCATACTTGATACGTTATGCGCGATATGGTGCCGCCACCGCCATTATCTACCCAAATGTAATAATTCTGTCCTGCATGCAGGTTAGCCGAGATGGAAACCTCTGCGGAGGCTGCATCGCCTGTTGCCAAATCATGCAACTCGCTATCGGCGATATGTCCTCGGCGTTCGTTAGAATTATTCGAATGGAAGGTAACAGTGAGGAGTGCATCCCATTCAGGCGTGAAGATGATACATCTGCGTACTCCGGCTGTACCTGCTCCGTTGAAGTGTGCGCCACCGGTATAGAGGTAATCTTTTCCATCGGTTGCTTTCGCACCGAGGATAGTTAGACCGTTATAATCGATGGCTGGCACCTCGTCAGGATCCTGGAGTGAGACTTGCTCCGCGAACGGAGCAAAGTCCCAAACAAGGTTAAGGACGTCAGTCGGGATCGTCGTTACCAGCGTCAATCGTGCCGTCCTCGGTTTCGATTGTACCTTCATAGAAGGGTGCCGGCACGACGTCGGTTGCTTCGGCGTTGATAGTGGTGGAGGTGGTACCGGTTGCACCTTGACCCAGATCCTGGGCAACGGTGGTTTTGGTATTCCACATATCAGAGCCGATGACACGGTACTTGCCTTTCATGTCCTCAATGATGAAGACGTTGTCGTTGTTGTTGAGGTATGCGGAAGCCGCAGAAGCCTCTTCGCCAACGGCGGGATGAACGGCTGTGAGCTTGTTGAGCTGGGTCTGAGACGGTACTTCACCTTGTGCCTCGGAGGTTACCTGCGACTTATCGGGAAGGATGTCGATGTACTTCCAAGTAGCGTCAGCTACGAGGACGAACGAACCTTGATAGACAGCAGCGGTGGGGCGACCTTGCGCATCCTTGGGAAGCGTAGGCCACTTGGCGATAAGCGACTTGGCGATGTAGTACAGACGGCGCTTGATGCCGGGAAGCTCCGGCGTGCCCTGACACCAAGACAGGGACTTTTGCAATGCTGAACAGTTGTTAGTAGGCATATCTGTAAGATTTAATGTTAAACGTGTTAGGGATTGGAACGGGACGCAGTGTCCGCAGGACGGTTACCCCTGCAAAGCCCGCCGCACTTTGCCCCGGAGTGCCTTGCGGCACAGCGGGACTATGTGCGAACACCCCACAGAACTTAGTCTGCCAATTCTACGACTTTGAGACGGCGCTTGTCAATCGACTCGAACTGTACACCAAAGAACATGGTGGCGATGTAGGAGAGGATAAACGGCTCGTACTCTTTGACGAGAACGTCCTCGGCATCGGACATCTGGTCGTAGCCGACGAGCATATTGGCCTTGGGACAGATGTGGATGAACTTGGAGTCAGCCTTGTTATACATGGGGATGATGTGCAGGCGGTTGTTCGACCCCTCGACGGTGAGCTGGTCGTACTTATCGTTATAGATAAGTCCGGCGTGCGAAGCCTGATAGGAATCGTTGTACTTGTCTGCGAAATCCTGCGAGCAGAACATGTACAAATCTTGAGCGCGCAAGCGCGGATCAAGGGAGTACAGGATCTCCTTGGCGATGTCGCAAGCGTTATCGCTTGTGATAGCCTGCGTGAGCTTGAGGTAGTTACCCTCACCGGCAGCAATCTTACCTGCGGTGATTTCTTTCTGCGTGATGGTGTCGAAGCCATCGAACAGATCAAGCGAGGTGTCACCTTGCGGGTTGCGCACTCCTTTCCAGATAGCATCGTTCAGGTGCTCGGAGAGGGAGATAGCAATCATACGCAGCACGTGAAGTGCGGTAGGCGCTTTCATCTGCCCGTCACCTTTGGATGCAGCCATCTGACCGAGAACGGTGGAGATAGCCGAGTTCGGCTCAAACTTGGCAACGACCGAACCCATGAAGGTTTCGAGCGTACGGAAGTTGAGATTCAGGTTGAAATCGGTAGAGCGCGACGGCTTATACGGACCGAACTGCGCCGTGCCGTTCATGGCTGCTACGGACTCCTTGTAACGGATACCCGGGCGGGCAGTCATGAATTTAAGCGTGTCCTTGATACCAATGATGGGCAACATCAACAGTTCCGGACGGTACTTGTGAGCGGCTTCCTGATAGGCAGCCAAATCAAATTGAAGTTTTCCTGGCATAGTTAGAATGGTTTAGGATTAATGACTTAGGTTAGACCAAATCGTAGAGTTTCTGCGCAGCGTTGAGACGAGCACAGAAATCATCCATCGGCGTTGACTCCTGCACCTTGCCGTCGTTGACCGGATGGGTGGTAGAATCGCCCGGCTGTTTGTTCAGCTCCTCGATTTGGGCTTTGAGGGTTTGGATCTCCTGATCCTTGGCTTGGATGGCCTCGTTGTGCGATGCCGTGAGCTGGGATTCTTTGTCAGCAGCCGCCTTGAGCGCTGCTTCGATTTGTCCCAATTGCTCCTCATTCATCTCGAACTTGCCATCTTTGAGTTCGGCAGCTGCCTCTGCCATCAGCAGAACGGCAGCCAATAATGGGAATTTCTTCATGGTTATAACTGGTTTGGGTTGGTTAGCATCGGCTTGGGCTTCCGGCTCTTTGCGCTTACCGGATTTGAAGAAATCCGTTAACGCGGCAAGCAACTTCTGGAACTGCGAACTGGCTTGCACCGGCACATTAGGAATGGGCATACCGACAGCGGCCATTGCAGACGCAACAGCATCGGTAAGGACGGGCGCTTCATCCTCATCATCGTTGGTGACGGCATCCACGAAGCCCCATGACTTGGCTTCCTCGGCATTGAGCCAGCCGCCGACCTTCATCAGATCGAGCAGTTCCTCTTTCTTCTTGCCGCAACGGTTGGCATAGAGAGAAGCGACATTCGCATCAATCTTCTCCAAATCCGTTTTGAGCTGAGACAGATCCTTGATTTGCTCGGCGAGTTGATCCGCATTGAGCGACGCCCACTGGAAGAACTCCGCAGAACATTTGTGAACGAGGTACATGGCGCTTGCGTCCATGGTAATCTCTTTGGCTCCCATGGAAGCGATAGTGGCCGCAGACGCATTCATCCCGACGAAGTGTACATGCACATCGCCGTGATTACGGAAAGCGGAAGCGATAGTTAAAGCGGTAGCGACAGAGCCACCGAGAGAATCAATGAGAACGTCGACCCGTTTACCTTTGTTGGCATCGAGGACGTTCTGCACGTGGCGGCTGTCGAAGTCATAACCTCCGACAAAGCCGCGCAGGTGGAGATGGTAGTTTTTCATAGCACGGTTTAGGTTTGTGCTGCAAAAGTACTACCATTCGCGCATATGCGAAAAGACCTATATTATCATGCGCATGAGCAGGGAATCATGGCTCTCGGGCCTTTATGTGAGATAGTATAGACTGTGGTGGATGACTCTCCATCCGGCATACCCATGCCCTGATTGGATTCAATGAAGGGCCAGGGTTGCTCTCTCTGCCCGATGAGATAACTGCGGTTATTGACATCGGTGACGATGAATGCCAAAGGAATATGCTCCGGAAGAGGTAGCAGGGATTCAAACGTGAGCTCGACGGACTCGTTAGAGGCTCCGTGCTCATTATTGCGCGTACAGGCGCAAGAAGATTCCCCGGTGAAGGGAATTTCTGTTTGCTGCTGCGTGACCCAGACGGGAGCACCCGAAAGAGCGTGCGCCTGAAGATCAGAAGCCAGCTCTTTGGCGTTGATATAGGACAGGCGTTTTATGCCCGGAAGTGAAAAATAATTTGCCATGGAGTAAATCGGAATAAGGTGGAACACATCGGAATAAATAGGAAACAATATCAAAAAAGTTCCCGATATTTATAGCGAATTTTTAACTTTTTTTGGATTTGACTGTTTTCCGGTAGGCATCCCGCCTGCGTTGATAGATTTTGAGCAAGGTGCGGAAGTTCGTGTCATCGTCCTCGATACAATGATCTTCCATCCACGCCTGGACGAGGAGGTCGATCCTCGTTTTGGGAGTGATACGCCTTGCCTCATGGATATCATCAAACAGTTCCACCTGAAAACGGTTCCGGATGGTATCGGCCAGATGCTCCAATCCGATACGGGGCACAAAGTTGTAGTATTCCACCGGCTTGTAGGGGAAGGATGGAATGACGATAGCAATCGTAGCGCCCTCCGGAACGGGGGCGGGCTTGTCAGACGGTTGCTTCTGAAGATGTGCCTGGATCACTCCGGACTCCTGCGAGTTGCGCACGGGTACGACGGGCGTCGGGAAGCGGTAAATCTCACGCGGGCATGTCTTATTGTCCCGGTTGTGTACTTGGTTGCATTCATGTGCATACCATTGCGCCAGATACGGCGGCAAGCATAGATAAATAAGGTACTGGTTCATACATAGTTAAAGTTTAGGTCCAAAAACGGCTGCAAAGGTACAAAAAAAATCCGAATTGCGCAAGAATAATTACATAAATTCGCGCAAAAGAGTGCAAAATTTCAGTAATTATAATTACTTTCTGCGAATATGGGAGTAAAAAACAGCCGCCGACTCTCCCGAGCAGGCGGTCTGAAAAAAATTGATTATGACAAACAAAACAAAATTATCCCGCGTCCTTTTGACGAAGACAGTGCAAAAGTACTACATTATCCGGAGTCAGGAAAAGACCTGCAGCAGGATCCGCAGGCCTTAGTCCATGAGAAAAGCGGGTTGCCCCGCCTTGCTCAATTCCGGAAGATATGCCCATCGACCTCCGTGTAATCGCCTGCCGTATCGAGGTTGCGCCATACTGCGGTGTAATCTATGCAGCATTGCAGCCACGCGGGGAGGTTCTTGAAATAGCCGCATTCCTCGCAAAGGTGCTCCGCAAAATCTTCGGGGCTTTCGTAGCTGCCCTCGTAGCGCTCGTGAAAATCATCGAGCGTGCCATCATCCCAATACGTGAGGTACGCCTCGTAAGCCTCGCGCTGAAGCTCGCCCAATGCGGCATACTCTTTGATTTTATCGAAAGTGGCTTCGCCCATGCAGCCCTCGCAATACCACTGCTCGGGGTAGTGCTCGTAATCTTGGAACATGAGTTCCGGCTCTGACTCGTTGGCGTGCAAGCGGTAGCAAAACTCCATAAAATCGTGGTAGTTCTCAAAGGTGGACAAATCAATCCACATGCCATAAAGACTGCCGTTGTTGTACTTGGCATAGGTGCCACAATAGACTGCCGGGTTGCTGTTCTCGTAGTGTGCAGCGTGCTCGCGGATTTCGTTCTTCGTTAATGGTTCTCTGTAGTTCATAACTCTAAAAATTTTGATTGTTTATAAATGTTAGTTAATTAGTGCCAAACTTGGCTCGTGTACTGAAAATC